ATGCCATATTTTCTCCTAGCTTTGTGCTTGCACGTTTATGTTTAGATCATACGCTGGCAGTTCGCTGCCGCCGATGATGGCTACGGTTGGCCTGCCATCTGTGACACCGATCTGGGCACTGACAACTTTTGCTGCCAAGTTCATTAAACTGCGTTGAGCATCCAAGTTGCCCGGCCCAAGAGTAAGCAATCTAACCGGATATGACATATCAAATACGGCACGGCTAAAACCTGTAAACGATGGTGCGTCAATAAAAACGCATGGTGGCACAATGTTGCGTGGGTCTGTGACTACTTGCAAGCCTGTAATCGTTGCCAGTTTTGCTGCCAAGTTATCTAGCGTGACATTGAACAGATCGGTGTAGGCAACTGGTGTTGGCATTAAGCAACCTGTGCGCGGTTAATGCCTGCCAATTGTTTAATCATTGGGCTAAGACCGTTTGAGCCGCCAGCAGTCATGCCATCAAATGAAGCAAAATCTGTGATCGAGCCGCGCTGACGATACAAAAAACCGCCATACGCTTGACAAGCCAACTTGATTGACTGCGACGGTACAACTGTTAAAGAGCCGTCAAAATATCCGCACTCTTGTCTGCGACGATAAATGAACTCTGACGAAGCAGCCGCACAAATAGTTAAAAACGTGGCATCGGCAGTAGTAGCTGTTCCTATGCCAAGCCAATCCTCGACATCGCTTGCCGTAACCCATGTGCAGGTTTGCGTGTAAGTAACTGTGCCGGTATACGTTGCCACATACTGAACGTCTGTACCTGTTGCTGCATACAAGATTTGATTTGGGCGCGGTATGTCCAGATCGTAAAGAAATGTGCCATACGTTGAGTCAACACCTGTAAAAGCGTATTGCGGTAACGCCAGCACTGTAAACGAACCGTTAAACGGCACGGCAATGCTGGCAACCGTAATGCTCTGGCCAATTGCTATGTCAGTTGGCTCTAACGTGCTGATGCACGCATAGTTAGAGAGTAGTTGTTTTGATGCGGTGTTAAATGTTGTCATAGCGGTTGGCCGCTTACCTGACTAAGCCTGAGTGATCTTGCGGATCATGCCCGGAATAGCGGCAAATGTGCTTGCGTAGAGGTGGAAGCTCATCAAACGGCCAAGGGTGGCAGGCTGTTCGATACTCATCAACCCGCGAATTGCCTCATAGTACTCAAACGCATCGCCTGCGCCTTGACCAACTCTGGTAATGACCATAGTTTTGGCATCAAAATTGCTGTCAACTACAAGTTGCAAACCAAGTGGGTTGCCGTTCCACGATGTTGCGTCGCCGCCACCAAGTGCATTTTGTCCGGTAAGGCCTGCACCGATAAATGGAAACACTGGTCGACCAGTTGTGTCGGCAAGCTGGCCCATTTGACCCCATACGTCTGGCGAAACAAACATGTGGGTAGGTGTGAAGTTGCGACCGTTAGAAATGTCAACGGCTGAGTCGTAAACACTCTTGAGCAAATCGGCGACGGTCAAATCCCACACGCCAGATGATGTTGCAGCTGCAAGCAATGCGTCGGCTGCCAAATTGTCTGATGCAATCATCGCTTCGCCCATGAGGTCATTCAAGATCAGTTGCATGGCGGGCCCAGAAGTAAAATCGACATCTTGAATTGACAAGGTCACTTGTCCGGCAAGAGTGGTTTTTGTTACCGAGTTTGACGCAATGACCATTGTCGTTGCTGATGTTGCAGACAACTCTGTTGACTGCGACGCAACTGATGTGTGCGTGGTGATCGTTGGGCGAATAAAAGTTTTTGATTGTCCGCCGTCTGGGTATGAACGTGCGCCGAGTGCGTTAACTACTGGGCGAATGAAGTTCAAGTTTTGCACCAATGGCAAGAGCACTGGAATTGGAAGCAAGCCGGGTGTGTCAGTGGTGAGCACATCGCCAGCTGCGGCTTCAAGTGTTGAACGCTGCGATGCGGAATACTCTGCAACGGCTTTGTTCATGTTTGCGTATGTGTCGCCACCGATGTGATACGCGGCCATGAAATCTCCTGCTGATGGCATCTTAAACTCGCGTTTTGCGGCAGCAAAAATTGGCGACGTTGGAATGGTTGCCTCGACTGCTGGAATGGTTACTTCGCTCATGGGTTCTGTCTCCTGTGTAGGTTCTGTTTCTATAGTACTTATTTCTGGCTCGTCTTGTGGGATACTCGCCGCCACTTCTGTAATTAGCGCGCCGGCAAATGCGCCTTCGCTGACGGTGGATAATTCTGACCATTTAGCTGACTCAATAACCATGATGTGCTCATCGTTAAAATGCCATTTGGTAGGTGTCACACCGACCGACACACCGTCAATGATACCCATGCCACAAAGGGTCAAAATCTCGTTGCCCAATGCGGTGGGTGCGATCTTGGCGCTAAACAACATTCCCTGATCGCTGTCCACGCGCTGGTTAACAATGCCGATAATTTGCTCAGAATTGTGCTGATTAAATAGCTTTGGGTTACGGCCGTCGGTTGGCAATGAGCCGGGCAAAAACATTACTTGCGTGCCGTCTGCAACGGTTGCTGGTGTGTTGTATGTGACTGCAATACCGCTGATTGTGCGTGATGGTGCGCCGTCTGGTGCGGCTGCGTCAACTGTAAATGGTGTGGCTTCGAGTCTAATCATGGTTAATACGCTACTCCGTTTGGTGGTGGTGATGTTGGCATGGCTGGCGAAACAACAGATATTTGACCAACGTGATTTTCTTTGATTAGACCGCCATCCATTAGATCGCCGTCAATGAAATCGTCAATATCCCAAGCGATGCACGTTCCGCGTGGCATTACGTTGTCGCCTGACAATGTTTGTGCAATACATTCTGCGATCTGTTTGCAGCCGTATGTCCACAAATCTTGTCTTGCGTCTGGGCTGTTGGTGTATTGGTAACTGTTTAACGACAAATTAAGTAAGTATGCAGGTACTCCAGTTACGCGCGACATTTCCATTGCTTGAAAGTTTGCTGAGTCAATAAGCAACATTTTGTCTGGGCTCGTTTGCGTTTCCAAGTAGTGCACTTCGGGCGATAAAGCCGCCGTTTGGTTTGTGGCTCTTGCCGCATTAAACGCCGCAGCCAAATCCGAAAGCTCGCTTGACGAAAGCGGCTCTGAACCAGCTTGCACTTGCAATACGCCTGCTGGAATTGCACTCGATGCGTTGCGGTAACGTGCATCTTCAAGTTTTATAGATGTTGAAATTGCTTTAGCCGATGAGTACACGATGCCGGGTTGACCGTTTAAGAATTGCACTAGATCGTCTGGGTTAATAAGACCGCCGTTAAAATACACTTCTTTTGATGGTGCAAACCACACGCCGTTTACGCCTGCCTGATCGCGTGTTTGTATCATTGCAGATGGTAGTCGAGTAAATTTGGCTGGAAATCCGTCGGCGTAACGATCGGTGATGTACCAAAATGCGCGACCAAACATCATTAGATCGGAAACCGTCCACGACAAAATATGTGCGTTGGTGTTTACTTTGTCAATGCGTGCCAACCAACTGCGTGGTGGTTGTGGCACTTCTTCCATTTCTTCGCCATTCCACATTTCTGTATATTGGTAAAGTTTCATTGACGAAATTACTGATGAAATAAGTTGTTGTGCTCGAGCAATAGTTGGCACTGACATTGCTTGTGCAAACAATGCACCTTCTTGGTAGGTGTAATACTGGCCGATCATGTTTGGGCCAATAGCGCCAGTACCCATTGCTGAACCAGCAGCAGCAGCTTTAGTTGGCGGTGGAGAAATAGCGGCTTTAGTTTTAGAGAATAATGCCATGCTCTTAGTGTGTCACAATCTGTCCAGTTTGTGGTGGCATCGGCCCGGGTGCGATGCGGTATCCCGACGATAAGCAAGCATCAGGCCGATGCCAATAACACATTAGAGGCTAAACGCTTACAATCGTGGGCTTGTTTGCAAAGATAGGTTTTGAGGCAAGAGCAACAGCAAACACCATTGCGCGGCACGCCGAAATGTCGCCCGGTGATCGAGTGCTAGACAATGTGAGTACGCCGTTGTGTTTGATTGCTACAGCGCGTTCTACTTGATCTATAAGTTGGGCTTGCCCTGCGTGCGTAATGCGCTTTTCTGTAATAAGTGCTCTGACCGCGCCTGTCCATTTAACAACTTCCCTATGGCCAACCACACTTTTACGGTGCGCGTAAATTGGTGGGCAATGCAAATCTATAGATGGCACTAACGCCAATTTAAGCATTGGTGACAGCTCTACTTCGGCTTTAACATATTCCCACATTTCTTTAATGCTGTCTGCCACAAACACGATGCGGCAACGTGTGTATAAACCGTCTTGTACGGCGCGCACACCGACATATCGTGAGTCATCTACGGCAGACTCAATTGCCAAAACACCGCCGTTAGGCATGGGTAGATCGTTGGCAAGATCAGTGAATTGTCCTGGCTCAATCCATGAGTGTTGAGATTGCACAAAGATATTGACTGAGGCGCGCAAGAAACTGTTGCGGTCTGGTGACTGTGCTTCAGCCTCAATCACGCTCATGTCTAGTAATCCCTCTGACAATGCCGGGTTGGAATACACCCATGCGGCTGGTGTCATATAATCCATAATTGGTGGGCTATATTCCGCAAAATAAAGCGATG